AGGCGGGTCAAGTCCGTCAACGGCTACTGCGCGTCGAACACCAGCGGCGGCGGCTGGGTCATGGAAGACATGGACATCTATATCGACGGCACGGCCAAGCCACAGGAAAACGATTGGGTGATCGAGGGGCAGGCCGTCATCGATATCAACACCAACATCGGCTTGGGCGCGTATTATCCGGGCCTTGTCGGCTCTGGTGGGACGATCCGTAACCCGCATATCGTCGTGACGAAGGCGGCAAGCGGCGTGCAGCGGACGCCTATTTCCATTCAGGAGAATTGCCCTGACATTCTGATTGAAGGGCAGTATCCGAGCACGGCGGCGGGGAACAAGGGTCTTCTGGTCATGGAGGACTATGACCCGGCAGAGGCTGCGGTCACGGCTGCTGCACGCGGTGCCACGGGCGTCATCAGCGATGCGAACGGAACGGTGGTTCGTGGCATTCGGGTGATCGGCACGGCGCAGGGCGAGGGTTTTGCCAACATCAACATGCGCAGGACCACAAGCCACATCGAGAACTGCGTGGCCGACGACATCACGGCCTGGAATGGCTCGGCGCATGTGTCGGTCATTGGGGCCAACGGCAACATCACCAACACGGCTTACGACGCCCTGTAACGACCGAGCCAGCCGGTAGCTGGAAATCCCGCAGCAACAGCAATTCAAGCAAAGGGGTTAGCCATGGCTGACACTCAAGGTCTTACTTCGATCCACGGCAGGCGCGTCGGCATCGACCGCATGGGCAATCTGGTCACGGATCGCGGCGACGGAAACGGCGTCAATCTCCAGCGATACACGGCCTATTCCAACACGGCGGCATCGACGGCGATCAGCAGCACGGCGTCGGAAACGGCGTTTTCGCTGGCCTACAGTGTGCCGGCCAACTCGCTGGTTCCTGGCGAGGTCATCGACATTTTTTGGCAGGGCATCGCGACTGCCACGAACGGCACCGATACGCTGGCTATCAAGGTCTACATCGGCGGGACGAGCGGCACGCTGCTGTTCACGCACGCCGCGACCGACGTTGCCGACAACAACGTGTTCTCGGGCTGGTACAAGCTGATCATCCGCACGGTTGGCGCATCCGGCACGCTGGTTGGCTTTGGCCATGGCAAGTCGGTTCCGGCTGCCGAAGGCACGATGACGGCCAAGGACGACATTCTGGCCAGCACGACCATTGACACGACGGCGGCGCAGCAGATTGCGGTGTCGGCTACGTGGTCGAATGCCTCGGCCTCGAATAGCTGCCGGCTGGATGTGCTGCACGTCGTTCGCGGATGAGTGCCCTTGACGAGCTTCTGGATCGGCTGAAAGCCCTACCGGAAGACGTTCGCAATCAGGTTGTCGCGGACGCCAAAGCCGCGACGGCCAACTGCAAGTTCGTGCCTAATCCTGGCGCGCAGGCCGAAGCATGGTTTTCGGATGCCGACGAACTGTTCTATGGCGGCGCGGCGGGAGCGGGAAAGTCGGCGCTGCTGGCTGGTCTAGCTGTCGAGAACCATTCCCGCAGCATCCTGTTCCGGCGCGAATATCCGCAGGTAAAGGGACTGGTTGACGAGGTTGCGCGCATCCTCGGCACGCGCAACGGCTACAATGCGCAGGATAAGGTCTGGAAGCTTCCAGACGGCAAGATGCTGGAATTTGGCTCCGTCCCGCATGAGGACGACAAGGAGAAGTACCAAGGCCGCGCGCATGGGCTGGTGGCCTTTGACGAGCTTTGTCATTTCACGGAAAGCCAATACCGCTTCCTGATCGGCTGGAACCGTTCGACTGACCCGGATGAGCGGTGCCGTGTGGTCGGTGCCGGCAATCCGCCCATGACCGCAGAAGGCGCGTGGGTCATCAAGTATTGGGGGCCGTGGCTCGATCCGACGCACCCCAATCCTGCCAAGCCCGGTGAGCTTCGGTGGTTTACAACCATCGACGGCAAGGACGTGGAGGTTGATGGCCGCGGCCCGCACATGATCAATGGGCGCGAGGTTCTGGCGCGGTCTCGGACGTTCATCGGCGGCAGGCTGGAGGACAACCCGGATCTGTATAATTCGGGCTATGCGGCGACGATTGAAGCGATGCCTGAGCCTATGCGGACCATGCTCCGTGAAGGCCGCTTTGACGTTGGCGCGAAGGACGATGATTTTCAGGTCATCCCTACGGCGTGGATCATGGCTGCGCAGGCGCGATGGAAGGACCGCCCGCCTGAAGGCGTGATGATGACGGCCATGGGCTTCGACCCTGCCGGTGGCGGTCAGGACCAAGCGGTGCTGGCCTATCGCTATGGCGGATGGGTTGGGCCTCTGGTGACTGCGGAAGGCGCGGAGACGGCAGACGGCTCGGGCATGGCGGCGCTTGTCATCAAGCATCGTCGGGCTGATGTATCAGTCGTGATCGACATGGGCGGCGGCTACGGCGGCGCGGTGTCGATGCGGCTGGAGGACAACAACGTCCTGGCCACGAAGTTCAACGGTGCGGGGCAGGCGGCTAGCAAGACGCGGGACGGTGCTCTGGCGTTCTACAACAAGCGCGCCGAGGCATGGTGGAAGTGCCGCGAGGCTCTAGACCCCGATCAGGAAGGCGGCTCGGTCATCGCGCTTCCGCCTGATCCTGAGTTGCGGGCCGATCTGGCCGCGCCACGGTGGACGCTGAAGCCTACGGGCATCGTGCTGGAGAGCAAGGACGACCTTCGCAAGCGGCTTGGGCGCTCGCCCGGCAAAGGCGATGCGGTGGTCTTGTCCCTGTACCTGAACGACCAGATGGCGAAACGGCAGATGAAGCGCGGGGCTATGGGCCAGATGCCTACGGTCAATATCGGATATGCGGCCCACAAGCAGAAGTTTGGAGTGAAGCGATGACTGGTTGGCTCAAGAGCATGTTCAAGCCGAAGACGCCGACCATTGTCATGCCGGATGCCACGCCTGTTGCCACGCCTGAGGTGACGCCGCCTGCGGAAATGCCGGTGGCCACGGATAGCGTCGAGGTCAATCGGGCCAAGACGAACGAAATCCGGCGCAGGATGCAGCGCGGCGGTCGTCAGTCCACCATTCTGTCGCAGGCCAGCAGCGGCGGCGTGGGCAGCGATAGCTACGCCAGCAACAAGCTCGGCTGAGTGTGGATCAAGCCGTCCTCGCGTCTCTCAGGGACGCACACGACAACCTGAAGGCGCGTCGGCTTCTGCCTCATGCGGATGCGCTTGGCAGGGCCATGGAGATGCTACGGCAGGCTGACGAGGCCCGGCAGGAAGCAGTCACGGCGGCGTCTGTCATCCCGTCATTGCGCGGGGAAGTCGAGAGCCTGAAGCGTCAGGTGGCGCACCTCAAGGGCGAGGTTGCGAAGGCGCAGGAAGAAACCAAGCGGGCATCCGTTCCGAGGCTGGAGGCACTGGCCGAGGCACGGGCGGAAGCACGCAACCTGATCCGACCGTTTTTGCAGGGTGATCCCGGCGCACGAATGCTCGCGCTGACCATCTGGCGATCCCTTGATGAAGCGTGGGGGAAAGAGTTGAAATGAGCCTCCGCGATAACGTCAAGCGTCTCATCGAGCAGGGCGACAAGCTTTTCTCCCAGCGTTCTGGCCTTGTGTCCGTTTGGCAGGAAATCTCCGAAAATTTCTTTCCGGAAAGGGCTGATTTCACCACGGTTCGGCGCGGGGCATCCATGTTTGACAACGTGGATCTGATGACCAGCGCTCCGGCCCTGATCCGTCGCGACTTGGGCAACACGCTGTCTGCCATGCTGCGTCCTCGCGGCGAGGAATGGTTCCGCATCCGCACGTCCGATGACCGGATCAACGAAGATCCTGGCGCGAAGAAGTGGCTGGACTGGGCGACAGACGTTCAGCGCAAGGTCATCTACGACAAGCGCGCTCACTTCGTCCGGTCCACAAAGGAAGGCGACCACGACTTTGCGACGTTCGGTCAGGCGGTTCTCACCGTTGACGTGAACAAGGATCTGGACGGGCTGCTGTATCGCGCATGGCATCTGCGGGATGTCGTGTGGTCTGAGAACGCCTCGTTGGAGATCGACACGGTTCATCGGAACTGGAAGGTTCAGGCGCGCAACCTGAAGATGCTGTTCCCCGACAAGGTGGACGCCAAGGTCACGGAAGCAGCGGAGAAGGAGCCGTTCAAGGAAATCAAGTGCCGGCACATCGTCATTCCGGCTGACCAGTGGGAAATCTCGGACGAGAAGTTCCGCAAGCGCAAGGGTTTCCCGTTCGTCTCCCTCTACATCGACTGCGACAACCAGACGGTGCTTGAGGAAGTGCCGAAGAAGCGGCTTGGCTACATCATCCCGCGTTGGCAGACGGTGAGTGGTTCGCAGTACGCGCATGGCCCGGCTTACATCGCCCTGGCCGACGCGCGGCTGTTGCAGCAGATGACGTTGACCTTGCTGGAGGCAGGACAGAAGGCGGTCGATCCGCCGATGATTGCCGTTGGCGAGATGATCACGGGAGGCGTCAACACGTATGCCGGTGGCGTGACGTGGGTCGATGCCGACTATGACGAGCGTCTTGGGGAAGTTCTGCGTCCCATGACGATTGACAAGACGGGCCTCAATTGGGGAACGGACCAGTCAGTCAGGATTGAGCAGATCCTTTCTCGGGCGTTCTATCTCGATCAGGTCCGTGTTCCGCAGTTCGGTGAAGTCCGCACGGCCACGGAAATGCGGATGGTCTACGAGCAGTGGGTTCGTTCCGCGCTTCCGCTATTCGAGCCGATGGAGCAGGAATACAACTCGGCTCTCTGTGACGAGACGTTCGAACTGGCGCTGGAGAATGGCGCGTTCGGCTCGATGATGGATATCCCGCCCGTCCTTCGTGGGCAGGAAATCCGGTTTGAGTTTGACAGCCCGCTCCAGGCTGGTGTGAAGCGGGCCAATGCACAGGCGTTCCTTGAAAGCGCGAACTTGCTGGCGACGGCGGTTCAGCTTGATCCGAATGCCACGGCTGTCTTCAACACGCAGCAGGCGATCCGTGACGCGCTTGACGGGGCTGGCGCTCCGTCGAAGTGGCTTAACACGGACGAGGAAGCGGCGCAGATCATCGACGCGGCGCAGCAGGCGCAGGCGCAGGCGAACCAGACCATGCAGGTGCAGCAGGGCATCGACATGCTGAAGCAGGGCGGCGAGGCAGCGCAGTCCTTGGCAATGGCGGGTGTTGAGTAGTGGCTAAGAAGCCCGTCGCTCGCCAGCCTTGGCACCCTCATCCGTGGGAGCCCAAGGACGCATACGCCATACAGGCTCTGGCCAAGGGCATCGCCAACGAAGTCCAGCAGCGGCAGGCATTGGATTGGATCATCCGCGCTGCCGGAACCTATGAGCCAACGTTCTACGCAGGACAACCGGACTGCACGAACTTCGCTGAAGGCGCACGCCATGTCGGGCTTCAGATCGTGAAGCTGGTCAACATGCCGGCGTCTCTGATCAGCAAAACCCAGGAGAGCCAATGAGCGACGAAATCCTTGCGGCCACGACCCCTGCTGAAACGACCCCTGCGGCCTCTACGGAGGCCGTTGTTGTTTCCGGCACCGCGAGCCCTGCACAGGCGACGACGGCCACCACGGAAGCCCCTGCGGCCTCTGGAACGCTGGCCACGACCGATCCTGTCGAGAAGGTTGCAACGGCTCCTGCGGACTGGCCTGAGGATTGGCGCGCAAAGCTGGCCGGCGAAGACAAGGCGTATATCAAGACGCTGGAGCGGTACGCCTCGCCTGCCGATCTGGCCAAGGCTCATCGTGAGTTGCAGGCCCGCATGTCGCGCGGGGAACTCAAGGCTGGCCTGAAGCCCGACGCTACGCCTGAGGAAGTCGCGGCGTGGCGGAAAGAGAACGGTCTGCCTGCCGCGCCTGAGGAATACCGCCCGAACCTTCCGAACGGCATGGTGCCCGGCGAGGCTGACAAGCCGCTGATCGAGGGCTTCCAGAAGACGGCGCATGAACTCGGCATGACCGCCGACCAGTTCAACAAAACGTTGGGCTGGTACTACGGCATGATGGATCAGGTCCAGGCCGAGGCCGTCGAGAAGGACAAGGCGTTCCGCGCGACTGCCGAGGATGCGTTGCGGGCCGAATGGGGTCCTGCCTATCGCTCCGAAGTTCGGGCGGTTGCGAATTTCATGGAAGCGAACGCGCCGGCTGGCTTGGCTGACGTGCTGTTCAATTCCCGTACTCCCGATGGAAGCCTGATCGGTGACCATCCCGAGGTTCTGCGCTGGCTGAACTCGCTGGCGCGGACTGTGAACCCGATGGCAAGCCTTGTACCGGCTGGCACGGGTGACGTGATGAAGGCCGGCGAGGCCCGCATCGCAGAAATCGAACAGATGATGAAGACCGACTATCGTGGGTACTGGAACAACCCAGACATCCAGCGTGAGTACGGTCAACTGATTGAGGCGCGTCAGGCCACCAGAGGCCGCGCAGCCTGATACCGCGTCAAGGAACCGGACACCCCGCAAGGCCCCGGTTCAAGGCGCACCCGACTACCTCCGACCAACGCTGACGCCCCTGACGGCACGCAACGGCCCCGATGGCTTGACCATCGGACACCCCTGCGCGTGCGCGTGAGGACACCCCGACGCCAACGGTCACCAAACCCACTCCAACATAATAGGTGATCCAATGGCCGCTACGGCTTATCAGACTCAGTACCGGCAGGAGTTCATTTCTGCCTTCGAACAGCGCCAGTCGCTGCTTTCTGCCTCCGTCACCCGCGAAGCGGTGATCAAGGGCAACACTGCCACCTTCCTTGTCGCCGGTTCGGGCTCGGCTTCCGCCGTCACCCGTGGCGTCAACGGTCTTATCCCTGCCCGCAACGACGATCTGAACCAGTATTCGGCCACGCTGGTCGAATGGCACGATCTCGTCCAGCGGACCGGCTTCAACCTGTTTGCCTCTCAGGGCGACGGTCGCCGGATCATGCAGGAAACGACCATGGGCGTGATCAACCGAAAGATGGATCAGGACATCCTGACCGAGCTTTCGAACGCAACCCAGGATGCCGGTGCTGCTGCCACGCTCTCCCTGTCCAAGGTCATGCACGCTGTTGCCATCCTCGGCAACGCGGACGTGCCGGTGCAGGAAGAAGACAACATGTTCGGCATCATCTCGCCGGCTGGTTACGCCTACCTCATGCAGACGAAGGAGTTCGCTTCGGCTGATTACGTCGAACTGAAACCCTTCTCTGGTCCGATCCGCACGTATCGTCGCTGGGCCGGCATCAACTGGATCATGCACCCGAACCTGTCGGGCGCTGCCGGTGCTGCCGAGCTTTGCTACGTCTACCATCGCGCTGCCATCGGTCAGGCCGTGAACACGGGCGAGATGGACATGGCGGTCGGCGTGCATGAGGAGCAGAACTATTCGTGGGCTCGTTGCTCCGTGTTCATGGGATCGAAGATCCTCCAGAACACCGGCATCGTGAAGATCACGCACGACGGTTCCGGCTTCGCCGCTACCTAATCCCTGACAACGTGAAAGGAGAGCCATCATGGCTTATTCGACTTCTGCTCCTCCGATGCTGGTTGCCCAGGGCATTGGCGGTTATGGCAAGATCTGGATGTATGTCACCGCCGCCGACGCGGCTGGTGCAGCGGATGCTAACGATTTCTTCACAAACGGTAGCGCGCTCGGCATGTCTGTGTCCGATAGCCTTATCCTTGTGGACACGGCTACTCCGCTCACCACCTTCCATCGCGTTGAAAGCGTGACGGCTGGTGGGGCTGCGGATATTGCCGTGGGGACCACAGTGGGAAGCGCAACAACGGGCGATTAGACCGTGGTGGACTAGCAATTAGAGTACTCATGTGGCAGACTTTTGGTGCAGTGATTTGCATCAGGAGATCTGCCACATGGCGCGCACGGACAAAGAAGCGAACAAGGCTTACAACCGCGAGTACATGCGCAAGAAGCGAGAGGCGGCGAAAGCTGCCGGTATCGTCCTTGCGTCCGACGAATGGCAAAAGAACAACCCTGACAAGGTTGCCGAGATTGGTCGGAGATACGCTGCCCGCCACCCTGACCGCGTGAAGGCGAAGGGCGAACGGCAGCGTGCTCGCCGCAAGGAACTCGGCATCAAGTACGTCAGGACGGAAGAGCAGAAGGCAGCCAATAAAGAGGCCATGGCCGCAAAGCGGGAAGAAGCCAAACGACTTGGCGTCGTTCTCCCGTCCGACCTCTGGAACAAGAACAACCCAGAGCGTAGGCGCGAAACGGAACAAGCGTGGCGGGAAAGGAACCCGGAACTCGCGCGCGAAATCAGCCGCAAGAAGCAGGCTGTACGGCGGTCAACGCCTTGGGGACGCATCAACAACAACGTGTTGGTGGTCCTTCACAACGGAGTGCGCGTCAACTCAAGCCGCCCAGGCAAATACACAAACGCCGTGGGCTACCTATGGAGCGATCTTCGTGCGCATCTTGAGGCCCAGTTCACCCCGTGGATGACATGGGAAAATTGGGGCTCGTATTGGGAGTTGGACCACATCGTTCCGCTCTCATCGTTCAAGTACGAAAGCCTTGACGACCCACGGTTCCGAGAATGCTGGGCTTTATCGAACCTCCAGCCATTGCGGACAGACGACAACATGATCAAGGGCTCTCGTCGCCCAGAATAACCCAAGGCCCTTCGGGGCCTTTTTCTTTGACCACAACCAAGGTGATCCATGGCTGAAGCCACGACTATCTCCGCTGCCGATCCTGCTCCGGTTCCGATCAAGCCGACAAAGCGTATGCTGGCCGAGGGCAAGTTTGCTCTTGCCTCGTATGCGACCAATCGCTGGTCTGTGACGCTGGAGCATGGCGTTTCGTATGAGCGCGTTTTTGAGCCTGACTATTGGTCTCACGTAGCACGCAAGATGCGGATTGGGGATATTGTCGAACTTCACGCCGAGGATGCGACTTTCTTTGCGGAACTGTATGTGGTTGCGGCCCATCGGCTGGCGGCAAAGGTCGTTGAACTGCGCCGTATTGAACTGGCTGCATCGGCGGGCGAGGAAGTCGAGTCGCCGTATCTAGTGAAGTGGCTCGGCCCGGCTGGCCAGTGGGGCATCAAGCGGCTGGCCGATAATCAGACCATGCAGAAGGGCTTCGCCTCGCAGGCGGATGCCGAGGTGGCCAAGGCGCAGCTTTTGCGGACCTTGGCTGCGTAAGGATCTCGCGCCATGACATCGAAGCTTGGGTTGTTTAACGGCGCTCTCCGCGCGCTGGGTGAACGGCGTCTTGCGTCTTTGACGGAAGATCGCGCGTCCCGGCGTGAACTGGATGACGCCTATGATGATGTCGTGGCGACTTGCCTGGAGGCGGGGTTCTGGAACTTCGCCATGAGGACAGTCGAACTGGAGGCATCCACGGATGTCGTCCCTGAGTTCGGCATGACCTACGCTTACGACAAGCCGGAAGATTGGGTTCGTACCTACCGGATGTCTGCGAATGAGCGGTTCCAGCCGCCGCTTGAAGACTGGCACGATGAGCAGACCTACATCTTCTGCGACGTGGAGCCGCTCTACCTGCGCTACGTGTCCAACGATACGGATACGGGCATGAACCTCGCGATCTGGCCGCGTTCGTTTGCAGCCTATGTCGAACTGATGCTGGCGGATGCCGTGTGCCTGAACGTGTCGTCCTCCGAGACGGCCAAGGAAAGCATCGGCAAGAGGCTGCGTAAGGCCAAGGCTGACGCGCTGGCCAGGGATGCCATGAACCAGGCGGTCGAATATCCGCCAACCGGAACGTGGGTGCAGTCCCGCACGACGGGTCTGCGCGGACGTTCTCGCTGGAACGGGCGCTTTAGCTGAGATACAATGAAGCCTTCCCCAACAGGAGGCTTCTATGGCTGCTTCGAACAGCAAAGCGGTTGACACTGAGGTGGAAGAGTTACGTCGAGACGTTGAGAAATATCGACGCAAGGCGCTTGAGATGGAGCAAGCCCTAAACCAACATGTTCGGGTGGTTGCGGCCATAGAAAACAAGGTTGCGGATCTTCGGAGCGCCTTCCGGGAATTGTGCGAAGACGAGGACATCCTACGGGTCGGGCTGGTTGCTGCTGAAGATGAGCGCGAGGGGCTAGAGTGGGAGGAAACACTCGATGCATTCCCTGAACTCACGGAGGACCGCATCCTTGAGTTGCGCGAAAAATATAAAGAGATCACGAAAAGGTTCTTCGACATGACAGGTGTGTGGAGTGCCTAAGCAGAATATTGCCCAGCACGCCTTCAACAGAGGAACAGTTTCCAAGCATGCGCTTGGGCGTACCGATGTTGAACGCCTACGCATGTCGGCAGAAGAACAGACCAACTGGATGCCGCGCACGCTCGGGCCGATGATG